GTCACCCACGTAGTACCACCGTCGAACGACAGCTCGACAACCCCGTCGTTGTCCCGAATCCGATAGTCCGCGTTGTCAGGGCCGACAACCCGGTAAATCACCTTTGCCATTTCACTGTCCTCGTAGGGAGTGAGGCTCCCCCGCCTCGTGGGACGGGGGAGCCGTTAGGGGCTAGTTCGCGCCGGGCGAACCGTACATCCACTTCGGATTGACGAAGTTCACCGAAAACCGCATGTAGCCGGAGAACAGGGCGTTCTTCGTCTGGAAGTCGTTGTCCTTGTCCATCTCGGGACGCTGACGCCAGAAGAAGTACCCGCCGTGCATGGCGTCGGTCTTGATGAACCACTGGTCCGAATCGTCCAGATACGGCGACACGCAGATTCCCTCCGGGAACCATTTGCCGTCGCGCAGCGCGTTGGTCGCGTTGTTCGCCGTGTCGTTCTGAAGCGCAGACTTCAGGATACGATGGGCGTTGAACGACTCGTTCGGGTGAACGATGAGACAACGCGGCATCAGCTTCTCCTTCAACCCACGGTCGTTTTCGGCCTGCATCATCAGGATGATGAGGTCTTCAACCGCAGTCTCGGAGAGGTCCGTCGCCGTGTTCGGCTCGTTCGCGTACGTGCCACCGTTGACGTACGGATGATTCGTCGCCAGAAGCTCCTTGCCGTCCCAGCCGGTGTAGTTGTTGTCCGTGGCACGATTCAGCACGTTCCACGATACCGTCTCCACCGTCTCGCGCATGGACTTCGCCAGCATCTTCACCCGCGAGCCGCCAACCTTGGCGTACAGGTTGTCCATCAGTTCCTCCTTCGTCACCTGGGTGCCGAGGGAGTACGCCGCATGGATGAAGCGCTTGTTGTAGCCCTGCTGTTCCACGTCGTAGATCAGCGGCGCCCCTTCCGTCTTCTCCGGGGCAAGGCCGAACGAGGTCACGCCCTGGATTTCCTCGTACTTCTGCTGCGAGGAATGAACGTCGTAGATCTTCGTATACAGCTCGGGCCACTCCTTGGTCATGCCGTCGTGGAAGATTTCGTACAGACCCGGCCAAAGGAGCTTCGGATGGGTCGAGGTGTTGATAACAGCCATTTTTCAGCCCTCCTTAGACGCCAGTGGTCGTCTTGAACAGGTGTTCGTTGATGACCACTTCCCAATCGGAGTTGGCCGCCGTCACGTCGTTGTCCTCCCTCGGAACGGGGCGAATCAGCCGAAGCTGGGCCGCCGCGTCCGTGGTGGTCGCGGATACCTCGTGGGCCGAAATGGAAGTCGTGGTCGAACCTGCGGTCGCAGTGACATCGGCATTGTTGCCGGCGTCATCGGCGGTGATCGTGCCGTCCGTCTGAACCTCGAAGATGACATCGGGGTCGTCGTAGACGAGGATCGTGCCCGCAGTGGAAGCGGCGAGATATCGACGGGTCAGATTGTCGAAATCGTCCTTCACACCCGCACAGACACCAAGCAGGGAACCCCCGCCAGTGCCCGTGTACGGCGCCGCGTTGCCGTCGCTCTCCAGAATCACGAAATCACCCGGAAAGATCGCCGTACCATTGGACGAATCCACCGAATATTCGTTCATCGAGAAAGCATTGCCGCCCGTCAGGTGACGGATCGGATGAGCGCCCCTCGGCGCGTCTCGATTGGCCATTAGAAAGCCTCCATAGAAGGTGTTGAACCAGCATGGAGACTAGGCACGATGAATCTTGACACCTGCTCCATACTGCATTTCCACGGGCGAGATTCCACGCTTGACCTGGGCGTCGAGTTCGTCGAGACGAGCGTGCTTCTCACGCCTGTCCTCCTCGACAAACTCCTTGCGCTTCTTCATCAGATACGCATAGATCGGGCGACCGTCCTCAACGCCTACGCGCATTCGGATACGGGCACCACCGTCAACGTCAGGGTTCGCAGTCTTCTCGCCAACCAAGGGTTGCCCCGGATTGTGTGGATCGGGGATTTCCTCGGCGGTTACAAATTCCCAATCGTCGAACTGGTTCAGACGATGGGGGCGGTTCTTCTGATCGTTCACCCACCGGGTCTCCCACTCAGACCCGACGGAAGGAACGCTCATGTTCAGGTTCTCACCGTTCAGCTTGCCTCTCTTGCGCCGACGTTGAACCTTCGGCGGTCTGCCGCGTTGTGCCATGTCTTCAGTCCTCTAATGCGAGTTTTGCGTACTTCTCTCGATGCTCAGGGGTGTCCTTGTAGACCCCCATCTGGACGTACTGGTTGAATGCGGACTCGGCCTCTGGTGAGTCCTTCATCAACCTGTCCCAATGCGATTTCTTCCCCGAAGGCCGGGAATCACCCGTCACCTTCGCGGGACGATCACGATTCTGATTGACAAACAATTTCGGAAACCTCTCCTTCAGTTCCTGCTCAACCGCTTCGTAGGCCTCGTCAGGCTCCATCCCGACGTTGGCGTACTTGTTGACCGCCGTGATGACTTCCGCCACCACGCGCTTGTCGGTGAGAATGTGGGCGTTCCTTTCCTTGAACCTCGCTTCTGCCGGTCGCCATTTCTCCACCCATTGCGATTGCGGGTCTTCGGCAGGGGTTTCCTCGTCCAACTTGCGAAGCCCCTCCGACGCCTTCGTGGCCGCCGCCTTGTCACCCGACTCCACCGCATCATCGAACTGCTTCTGAAGCCGCTCACGTTGCTCCTTGAGCGCCTGCATCGTCTGGCGTGTGGAATGCTGAACCACCTGGTCGATCTGCTCGCTCAGGCGGTCCACGCGCTTTCTGAGCGAGTTGTTGATCTCCGCAGTGTCCTTGATGAAATCTCGGGCCGACTTGCCCCCATCCTGCGGATACCAGCCCATCGAGGACGCCAGTTCCTCAAGAACCGAGTTGGCATCCTCCGGGGAGTCCTGCTCCTCGGCCTCGGCTACGGATTCCTCGACATCAGGCGTAGAAAAAGCGCCCTCGGGCGCTTCGTCGGGGCTCAAGTTTTCCGCAGTCTCACTCATCGTCTTCCTCCAATATCGCCGCCACGTCCTTCGACCAGATGACCCGGTACTTGTTACCGTTCACCTCAAGGTTGTAACCGGCGTATTTGCCAATCAGAATCGTGTCGCCTTCCCTCGGAACACGACAATCTCGACCGAACTCCCGTTCGTGCTTCATCTCCTCCTCGAAGGCAAGAGACCCCAAGGCAACCACCTTCACCTTGACCGACGCGAGATCACGCTTTCTCGCTTCTGCCTCCGGGATGATGATCCCGCCCCTCGTCACACGCTCGGAATCGATCGGTTCTACAACTATTGCGTCACCCACTGGGTGTATCTTCATCTTTAGCCTCTATCACGTAACGAACCCAAGAGAGCGCGTCATGCTGCGCCACCAGCGCAACCGTGCTCGCTCCCACCTGCTCGGCGCTTGCGCCGTTTGCTCTGGAGTAGGCCATCAAGTCCTGCTGCAAAGCCTGTTGCTTCTCGATGATTTCCTCAAGCAGCCGCTTCGTTACCGGATGGTTTTGCCACTCGCTCAAGTCTTCGTTCATTCAATCTGATCTCAAGTGCCTTAAGTTCTTGGTCTCTGGCCTCGAACTCCCGGTCGAGGAAGTCGATGACCTTCTGATGTTCCAACTTGTCCCCTTCCCGCTCGGCGGTCATGAGCTTCGTCATCACCGTCGCACGGTCCTTCGCAATCGTGCTCATCGTGCGCTGAAGTTCCCGCTGCTCCTTGGCAATCGCCAACTGAGAATTGAACGTGAACTCCTTCTCCCTGAACTCGTTGTCCGCCTGAACCTCCAGCGCCTTCGGGTCTTGGGGCGGCTGGATTTCCTCAACCGGAACCAGAATCTCGTCGATGTTCTGGATGTTGATCGCCTCAAGGTACTTCCTTTCAGCAAGATGCTGGCCCTTCACCCCGTACAGGTGGGGAGCCTGGGCAACACGATTCGCAAGCGCCTCGGCCTTCAATAGCTTCTGCGCTTGTGCAACAGCCGAAGGATCAGCCGTGGGCCGAAGCAACCGCATGTCCAGCGAGTACATCTCTGGCTTCTCGCCGTAGGTCTTGTTCAACTCGTACCACCTTCGGAATTCCTCGGTCATCGACCGGAATATCCGCTTGTAGATGGCCGAGAAGACCTGCAAGCCCTGTTCCAAGGCAGACATGGAGGTTGTCGCAGGCGTATTCTGTCCCGGCGTCTGCCCCTTCATCATGTCCGTCACGGAACCGATTTCCTGACCCGCCCTCAACAACAGTTGGAGCAGCAGAAACAGCACGTTCGACGGTTCCTTGATCGGCCACGGGAACACACCGTTGCGAAGTTCTTCACCAGACGCATCCGTTCGTTTCCACACCCCCGGCATGATCTGGATGTTTCCGCTTCTGATGCGGATGTTCCGCGACAACAGCCCCCCGGATGTGTTCGACAGCGTTCCGGCGTCGATCAACTGATTGGCTAGGGAATCAGCAGCGTGGTTTATCGGGGACAGCAAGGTTCCCAATCCAACGTCGTAGAATCCACCATCGGGCGAGCGGATGAACCCGTACTTCGTGTAATACTGGTGCTCCGTGATCCGGGCAACCTTCATGAAGGAAAGATCGTCAGAATACTCGCTCGGAGAGATCGTGATTCGCGTGCCCTTGTTGACGAGGGTGATTTCCTTGAAGTTGTCCGTCAGGCGGGCAACCTTCTTCGATACCCTGTCTACAGTGACCACGTAGGGTTCAGCGTAACCATCCTCATCGAGATCGAGCCAGCAGCACTGTTCGATGAACTGGTGCGTCTTCGACTCCGCCGGTTGTTCAAATCCCTTTGCCTTGTCCCCCGACTTGTCAGTCTCGGACAGGTCTTCGTGCGCCTTGCCGTACTCGATGTCCCGGAAATACCCGAACCTCACCTTCTCCTTGACGATGTTGGGCCGCCAGTAGTGAACGTGCGATTTCCTCTCACACGTGTCCAGCGACTTCGCCCAATAGTCCACCACGAAATTGGATGGATGTATCGGATAGGAGCGGTTCTGCCCCATCTCGGGGTCGTACCACGTCTTCTTGAACACCGTCCCGATCAGGGGAAGCATCATCAGCAGAAGATCATGGCCCTCCTCCCACTCCCCCGACATGATCTGCCAGTTCATGTCGTCGGCAATCGCCTTCGCCATCTGCGACTGCTCAAGCGGCATCATCGGGGACTTCTGTACGTCTACAACCCGATCACCCGGCACTAGAGCGGGATAGGCCCGTGCGTTGAACTGGACGCATGAAACCAGCACCAAGGGGTACTTGATCGAACTGGCGCCAGGCCACGGGAAGGTCTTCTGCTCGAAGTACTGAAGCGCCAGTTTCAGCGCGTCGGCGTTCTTTTCCTCCCACTCACGTCGAGATTCAAGGTCTTCCTCGTAGCCTTCAACGGCGTCGGCGCCGATGGTGTCAAGCAGCTTCTCATCGAGGTGTTCTGCCAGATTGTCGTCAGACAACGCGATGATGCGGGAGAGTTTCATCAGTATCCGGTAAAGCTGTTTCTGCCGAAGCCAAAGTTGTAGATCACTTCTTCGTACTCCTCTTCCTCGATTTCTTCGGGTGTGTGTGGCTCGACCATCAACTGAATCCCTGAAGCAAGCTGGGCCAACGCATCGACATCATCGCGGTACGGGCCTTTGGGAAAGCGCAACATCTCGTTCCTGCAATTGGTGTACCAGTCCGTCTCGGTGTCGAAGCGCACCATTCCGGCGCGCATCATCGCTTGAAGCGGCGAAGCGCGTTGCTGCTTGTCCTTCGAGGGAATCATTCTGTGAATCGTGAAATACACCCCTCGACGGCGCATTTCCTCCTCGATTTGGGGCCCTATCGCCTTTGAGATATTTTCTGACTCAAGGAACAGTTCTTTGACCTGCCACCGCTGCACCACCGAGAAAATCTCCTCGATGATCTTGTCCGACGACCACCTGCCTTTTCGTCTGTCGCGCACCTGAAGGCGCCGCTTCTCGTCCGGGCCGCCCGCGTAGATGACCGTGTAGGCCGAACGGTCCTTTTCCGATATGGCAAGGTCGGCGGAAGCGTATCGGCCCCATTCCATCGCCCGGTCCGCATCCTCCATTGCGATGAAATCCTGCTCCCTGAAGTAAGCGTTCTCAGCCGAGATCGGGTTGTTCAGGTACTCCGAAGCGTAGACCTCTGGAATACCCTGGCGAACGTAGTCCCGCTGGATCAGCCGCAGCTTTTCCTCCGGGTGCCTCTCAGGCCACAGAATCTCCGAGAAGTCGTCCTCTGCCGGGTGCGCTCGATACAGCACCGATATCCAGTCGCCCTCGAACGAATCCTTCAATGCCGTTCGGGTCGAGCCTTCCTCGGGCGGCATCAGCGAGTTCAACAGGGAGTCGAAGTGCATCACCGTCCCTACAACCCGGATGACGCAGTTGGAACTGCCTGCGGGCATCACGGAACCGTAGAACCACTTCTTCAGCTTCTCCCTGCGAAGGTCTGAAAGGGTCAATTCCTCGTTCTCGATATCATCCGCGATGATGAGATCGGGCCGAGTCCCTCTCCATTTCCTGCCGCGAATCTTCTGCTCAGAACCTTTCCCGATGATCCGGCACATGTGGCCGTCCTTGAACCGGATAATGGCGTCGGTCGTCTGGTCCCTGACCAGTTTGTCAACGCCGTACAAGTCCCGCAGAACGTCGTTGTCGGTGAACTCGCGCTTGATGTCCGAGATGAACTCACCGGACTGCTCCTCGGTGTCCGAGACGATCAGCACGTACTGCCGTTCCCGCATGCACAGGCAGGAGATCACGTAAGCATGGGTTATGGCCGTTGACTTGGCGTGACCTCGCGGAGCGGCCATTGCCACCCTCGGGTGATCCGAACAGCACAGCCCCCACAAGTCCTTGTGGAAGTCAGGAACCTCGGTCGCGTCCTCGTAGTTCTGCGACAGAATGGAGCGTGAGACGCCCTCGACCAGCTCTGCGGTGACTTTCACGCATTAAAAAACCCGCCGAAGCGGGTTGGTGTGGGGTTCATGGCGAGGCTACTTGCCACCCCTCTCATTTCCGAGGTACTTCTCGGTCGTCGTGTACGCAGCAGCGGCCATGTTGCCGTATTGATTGGGATTCACACCCAACCGTCCAGCAGGATTCAGCTTCACGGGATTGCCCGTATTGGCAAGGGCCTTCACGATAGGATCGTCCTTCGTCAACAACACATACGGCTTTCCGCCCGTCGTATACATCGTCCCCGACTTCGCATTGGCCGGGGGCTTTCCGCTCGAATACTCAGGCAGCTTCCCGGTTGACTTGTTCTGGAATCCGGCGTTCTTCGCCACCGAGGCGAACGAGCGGATATCAGGCTGTTTCGGCAAGAACGAATTTCCAGGCATCGCAAAGCCACCCGAAGGAGCCGGGGACGACAAACCCAGGCCCTGCCTGAAAAGGGACGGAAACGCCTCCTTCTGGGAAGGGGCGGTCAGATTCCGATACATGCCCTTCGCTACCAGCGCGGCAATCATCCACGGGGCGATCGCATTGGCTCCAGCGGCCAATTTAGACATTCCGGCGCCAGCGGCTTGACTGCCGGCAACCTGGCCGCCTGTATAGTTCGCCACCGCAGGACCCTTCACGCTACCCAAGGCACCGGGAGAAGCACTGGTCAACCCACCACCGCCGAATTGAAGATTCGTCGCCAACGTGGACCCTGCGGGAATGTTCGGACCCTGCGAAGGCATCAGGTTCCTCCCCCAATTCACGACCTTCCTTGCCGTGTTGATCCCTCGCGCAGCCTGAACCGGATCAAACGTCCGGCGAGTCTCGTAAGCACCCGCTCCCACAGCACCAGCGATCCCCAATTGGGACGGCAACGAGGGATTCCTCTGAATCTCGCGCTCCACAAACGCACGACGCTCGGCAGGGGGAACCGCCGCTACCCGACGACGGAACGCCTCGGCCTCAGGAGAATATTGCCGGGAAGCCCCCTGAGAAGCCCCTCCAGACGGCACAGAACCCGCTGGAGGCAATTCCGGCCCCTTCCCCCCACCCCAGTCCCTTCCAGGATCGGGAACCGCATACACCCCACTTCCGGTACGTACAACGGCACCGTTGAAGGCGGAACCGGGCGCAGGATAGCGAATCGCGTACCTGTACCCGTTCGAGCGCGCCGCTCGCGGATCACTCCGGCCACGAATGGGCGAACCGTCGCCGTCTATCACCACGAACGGCTCGTTCGTCAGGACAACGAGGTTTCCGTCACCCTCGGAGGACGGCTTCCAGCGGATCGTCACGGGTTGCTCCGGTTCATACGACTATCCAGTCCCTCGTGAGACGCTTCCACCATCCAACCTCGCTTTTCACAAAACCGGGCTCCCAATCAGGACAATCACGACAACCGGGGAAGTTCGTGCGCCGACGATTTACGGCAGACTTGTTCGTACACCACAGGGATACGGCTCCACCAAGGTGCCGACAATCGTAGCACCGGCGCAACGTCGCGTCCGGCGTCGCAGTGTGCAGGAAACGGATCATTCGTACCTCGACCTCATTGTGACCATACGCACCTTCGCCGCGCCAACCTGAACAGTCTCACCAGAGACGATGCGACGAAGATCAGCGGCGGACAGATCGATTCGATCAGACCCAAACGCACTTGAGCGCCACTTTGATTTCATCGCGTCGTGCGGCAGGATAATCACCCCCTTGCGGATCATCCATACGTACACAAAACACAGCACGACCATCAGGACCGCAACGACGCCGAACGCCAAAACCATCTCACTCATATCGCGCCCTCAACTCGTCCAGCTTCTCCCGAACCTCATCCAACACCGAAAGAACCTCCCTCCGCCGGTCAACCTCCCCAACATACCGCTTCACCCGTCTCCTGAAACCCTTCACGTCCCGAACCCCATACGAAGCCGCAACCTCGGCCCACGTCTCACCTCGCGCAATCCGCTCCGCTACCTCCTCGGCTCGACGACGGTACGACCTCAGCCGACCCTCTCGGGCACGCTCCGCAGCAGCAGGACTCCCAGGCTTCAAACTCATAACCCGATAGTAACACACCCCACGGGTGTTTCAATCACCGAGCGATCCTCACTTCGACGCGTACAGGGTGCGTCCTTGGAATGAAAAATTGCTCGTACCGCGAGAGTGTGGGTGTTGACGCTAATCCGACACGGCGCCCTTTTGCCCCCGCCCCCGGCCACTTTCAGCCAGGGCAAGTGATTCCTTTGAAGCGAGAAAACCCACCAGCTCAGCCTGCCCACAGAATAGGCAATTTGACATAATGGCTGTTTCACGAACTCCATCGACAGCCTAACCCATTGATATCGTTAAGCATGGCTGTGGATAACTGCATTATGCACTGCCCGGTGTCGCAATCAGGACAGTTGAGAGCCCGTAGAATCGCCCTGGAGCCGCGCTCGATCCGACCCGCTGTCAGGTACGGACTTGGGGCGAAATGCGCTCAGAACGGGCGAGAATCGCTTTAGCGTGCAAACAGATGCAGTCGGTGAGCCCCACTACTCACCCACCCACCGAGCCCGAATACGCTGGGAGGCCCGCAAGTACTCACGCCAAGTCTCCCGGATTCTGTCGTCATCAGCGTTCATGCAGCCTTCGCTGGTTTGGTCTTGCCTTCGAGCTTCTCGGCGATCTCTTTCAGTCTGCGGTCCACGTCGTCCCGCTTGCCCGATATGCTGGTGGGGCGATTCAGGGCGATCTGGCGCTTGTCGAACAGAATCCCGTAGATCGTGGCGGCTTGACTCGCGGTGGCCTCGGGCAGTTTGGCGCTCATCTGCCTGAGAGCATCTTCCATGTGTCCGGCGAGCTTGTATGGTGCCTCGGCGTCGTACATCTCGTGCGCCTTTGCAACCATGTCCATCCAGACCTCATCGGCGACCTGCTGCCAGTAGGTGATCGTCGTCTTCGCCGCGCCTATCGCTTCGGCGGCCTTCGCCTGGTTGCCGGTGACAACGTACACAGCCGCCGCCTGTAACTTGTCGTCCCGCGAATAAATCCGACTCATGCCTCTACCTCATGCACCGGCCAGGAATGCCAGCGCGCCAATTGCCAATGCTGCCACCAGAGCCCAAAACCCGAGCTGCAACCCGAGAATGACCAGACCTAGCAGCAGAACCCGTGCCGGCTCATAAGCCAGCACCAATATCAATACCAGCAGGGCGATGATAGTAATCATGCGACTCTCCCGACTCAGGGAAAGCCTAGGATACCACCGCTATCTGCCGTCTACCGTGAACCCGCTAACCTTGCGGGAACATTAACTATCCGTAATGAAAATATCCTATATAAGCCTTGACGCCTGAGCGTATAGGCTTATACTACCAGCCCATGGACACTTGATGCACGGAAGCGGCGGGGCCGATAGCGCCAACTACCGGCTCCGCCTGACCATAACCCGCTAGATAGGAGCGAATCATGGCTAACATTAATGATTGCACACACTGTTTTGCCAGTCGAGAAAGGCAGACCATCATCGACCTGCTTAACCCTGACACGGATCGCGGCGTTTGGGGCGGCGGCTCGCTCGCCGAGATACGCCACGGATACCCCGATGCCGAGATCGTGACCATCGACGATTTCTGCGCGTGGAAGGCGGAAAAGCAGCGCACCCCTGTTGAGTGGCTGTGGGCAGCCGAATCGGAGTATTTCGATATGTTGAACTGCTTGCCACCCGCCGCGCAGATCGGACGTGCGTTCCTCGTTGGCGAGCCATACGACCACGACGCCGGGAACGGACAGCCGCGGTTCACCGCCTACCGTATCGAGGGCGATCGGTTTCTCGTGTCGTCCCGGCCCGTGACGATCGCCGAGTTTCGCGAATCCATCTAAACCCCACCACCAGCGCCAGGGACGGCGCCCCAATTGGAGACGCAATCATGACCGATAAGCAAATGTCCACCGAGGCGCGCGCGGGCTTTATTTCCAACATCATCGCCCAAATGCGCCTCGAGGCGAAGCGGAAAAACAAGGCTTTCGATGGCGGCGACCTGTTTTTCTCGCTCGCCTTTCGTACCGATGACCAGCTTCGCGAGATTGCGAGAGCCTGCGGCGTCCGTTAGCGCCGCCTGACCCCTAACCCCGCGCCAAGGACGGCGCACAACTGGAGATCCGACCATGAAAATTGTTCGCCACCGATTTGCCGAAAAACCGCCATTTTGCGGAAACCCGGGAAACGAGGGGTATATCCACTGTTGGACAGAGGATATCCCTGTGCCGCGGTCTGGGCGCGAGCTGGACGAGCTGAACGACTGGCTCAATGAGGAGTCCAGAAAGGCGCACGTAGCCCTTGACAGATGGCGGCGCAGGCGCCCGTCCGTGGAGGCAGCATGACCAACAAAACCCCATCCAGCCAGGTCCGCCGCCAACTCAGATACGTCAAGGCCCGCAGGGAGCGCGGGCTGAAGGAGGTCCGGGGACTGTGGCTCCCGGAGGAGCTGCACGCCAAGGTGAAGGACTTCGGGCGCTCGCTGGTCAAGAAATAGGCCACGTGGCCACGGACGGCCTCAGCCTACCCGCTTGATCGTCGGGTCGAACCCGATAATCGCGTGCGTCTGGCCCGGCCTCAGAATGATCCAGTACCGGAACGTGCCCCGAATCCGCTCCACGCTGATCTCGTAGTCGCCGGGCGGGACCGTCTGCCGGGTGCCGTGGTGGTAGATCGTCGTCGGGGCCATGTCGTTCAGGGTTTGGAGCGGCCTAGACCGCCACGAAAAAGCCCGCCGAGGCGAACCAGGGCGGGCTGTGCGGCGTCACGGATGTGACACTAGCGAGAATGATACCCCCGCGCTGCAAAATGTCAAGCAATCAAGTCGTTATCGGGGTCGAACTCCTCGGCGCCTTCCTTGATCTTGTAGATGATATCCACTACCTCGGTGGTGCACTCGAACCACTCCCCGCATAGGCGACTACTCCGCAGCATCTTGTGCAGGAACTTCTCCCCCGCCCTGCCACCGGGGATGGTGAATAGCAGTTCCAGTCGCCTTGGATTACCCACTTGCAAGTCGCCGATCCTCGATATCAGCGAATCCGTGTCCCTCGTGTAACCGATCTTGACTGCGTTCCCTGCCCTGTCCAGTACGAAGTAGATCATATTCGACGCTCAATTATACCCCAATCCATTGATTCTTCAACCTTTTGGTGTGCCTCCTTGAGCCGGTAGAAGTACGTCCTTTGGCTGCATTTCAGGCGTCTTGCCCGCTTTTTCGTCGGCAAATAGGGACCGACCACATAGGCCATCATCAGCACGTCCCGCAATTCCATGGCCATGCCAGCTATCAGACGATCCACCTGCCCCATCAACTCGTCGTCGAATACCTCCTGAGACTGGTTGTGTTCCCACAATTCGCCTTCCTGCCGGGCCAGCCTGACCAGCCTGCCGAGCGTACAACGAGGCTGCATGTGGCCCAACAGGACGCGCCGGACAGACCCTCGCCACGCAGCCCAACACTCCAGTAGCGCCACAACTCGCGGGATTTCCTCGACCTTCGGCGCTCGATAGGCTTTCTTCTCAGTGTCCACGCGGAATCCCCCGACCCTCCACGATCTCGAACTCCCGGCACAGTTTCAGCGTCTCCCGGCCCCGCAGGCAGGATTCGTCGCCCGTACTCAGCTTGAGCCAGTGGCGACACCAGGCGCAGGTATAACCGCGTTTCTTGACTTCGTTGAAGGCGGCCTCCGTCAGCGTCGGGTCGTCGTGGGTCATAGCGTGTGCCAGTCCACGCCCATTCCGCAGTCGGTACGGTAGCGGTTGGCGATCTTGACTGCCTCGATTGCCGTGGCGCCGTGGCCTAGAGCGCCAAGGGCGATTTCCCGGCCTGAACCCCATGCCCACGGTGTCCGACGCCTGATTTCGACCGGGAGCGGGTTGGTGTCGTATTGCAGAATCGGGCCACGCTTTCGGACCACCACCAGCATCGACCAATCCTCCGTTTGTTGCCCCTTCGGCATCGCCTCCGGGTCGGCGCCGTCCGCGTACCACTTGAGCATCATCAGGCAATCGCTCGTCGGTCCAGTGGCCGCCATCATTCCGCCGTCGAACACTCGCAGCTTGCGAAACGAGCGCCGCAAGTCTCCATGTGTTCGCTGCCTGTCCACCGCCAGCGTGCGGCCGTCCCATGCGATGACGGTCACAGATACCCCACGAACTCGATCCGCCCGGTTTTACCGGCTGCCCGCTCGTCTTGCAGGCGCTTCAATTCGGCCTTCATGTGCGCCTTCAACTCGGCCTTGTCGGCCCGCGTCAGCTTCACGATTGACTGGTGCTTTTCTTCCAGCGCCCCGAAGGCGTGAGGGCCGTACAGGCGTTCTAGGTGCGTCTTGATCCAGTAGGCGAACAGCACCGGGTTTCCGCTCAGGTGCTGGTGACACGAGAAACAGTGCGCGCTCGCGTTCAGCGGCTCGTACCTTGTGGCCATGTGCCTCCGGGAGTAATGGTGCGAACAGTGCAGCCCTTGTCTCTGGCCTTCGGGGTAATACTTCCCGCAGGCTTCGCAGCACCACCCGGCACGCTCGCGGACCAGCTTGGAAAACAGGTCGTCTAGGGCGTCACGCTTCATACCGCCAGCCACCCCTGTATCAGCCCCGCGCACTCCCCGGCGTACCACGAGGCCATCAGGATCACCGCGACCAGCACACCGACCACCAGACCAACCACCACGCCACCGACTGCGCCCCAAAAAGCACCGGGGAAGAAATCATCGTCCTCGTCGGGCGCGGGCCAGAAGTTGTGCCGGTGGTCGGTCATGCGAACTCCAGCAGGATTTGATCGACAAGCCGCTCGATTTCCTCTCGATCGGCCCACTGCATGACCCGTTTCAGGATCACGTCTATCGTCGCGCTGTACAGCTTCTCGAACTCTGCCTCGTCCATGCTGGCGAAACTGATTGACTTGGCCTCGACTCGCGCCTCGCCATTGAGTCTCACGCTCACGGTGTAGTAGCCCGCGAGAATCGTGAGGTCTTTCCTGAACTGCTCGAACGACTTCTCGGCCTTCATGCCGTGGATCTCCGGCAACTCGGGATTCCAGTGGTCGAAGGCGAGATTCAGCAGGGCGAAATACTTCCGGTGGAACTTGGGATTGCGGGCCCGCTTGAAGTCCGCTCGCACTACCTCGCCTAGCTTGATCTTGTTCCACGCTTCCACCGTCGCCGGATCAGCCGGGATCACCTGGCCCCCTATCCCCTTGCTGAATGCGAGATCAACCACGCTTCACCCGCTCCCGGTACTCGAACAGCGACTCGCCGTACCGCTCCCTGAACCACTCGGCCCACGTCCCTGCACCGCTCGGCGTCCGGTCGTCTCGGCGGGGCCAGCACCACTTCGCCGCGCAGTGCTTGAGGCGGTCAAGGTCGGTCACTCGAAATCCTTTTGCTTAACCTTTGTGATAATCCGCTTTCCGTCTCGGGTGAGAAGCGGTGTGGACGGCCGCGCCACAATACCTTCGGCAGAGAAATCGCCCCACGTTGACTTGAGGCGGCCCTCAGACACCATACCCACCATGTCAAGCAATGTTCCCGTACCCACCACCGGAACGACATCGAGACCGAGTTGGCGCCCTACGTCCTCTACATCTTCGCCGCGCAACCACCAGCCGCCCACTTTGACATCGAACAGGACAAAACCGGGCGTGTCCCGATACAACCCTCCACCCTTCTGAATCTTCGGCCCGTACCCCTCTCCGTACAGCACGACGTCACCGCCGATGGCGTCCAGCTTGGCGAGTTTGCCATCGAACAACTTGATCAGCGCGTTCATGAGGTCGGCAGGAATCTGTGCTCTATCGGTGCGCCCGCCGAAGGTCAGGGTATCGTTGATCCAGATCACGCGAATATTGGTGCCATCGACTTTCTCGGTGAATATCCACTCGTTGTCACATAGATAGTCAAATTCCGGTATCGACCACTCACCCCACAATAGCGTCTTGTGGTTTGTGTCAGGGTCTCGTTTGAACACCGTCTGAATTTTGTGGTACTCGGTCATGTGCGGATTCCGAGTGCACGCTGCGCGTCCTTCCGGGCGACTGCCTCTATGTCCCGCTGGAGATGCGTCAGAATATCAGCCTCGGCGGCTACCTGCTCGAAGGTGCGATATCGCCTCGCCTTGTACTGAGCATTCGCCCGCGCCTTGCACGTGCGGCACCAGCTATGCCGTCCGTCGCTGCTCTTGCGATCCTGCGGGAAGTATTCGAGCTTTCGGACTTCGCCGCACTTGCGGCAGCGTTTGTGCATCATCGCAGGGCCTCCAGCACCCGGTATTTCGGGGCGTCGATGTGCAGGTCGATGTACCCGACAGGGCCTCCCCGGTGCTTGGCAATGATCAGTTCGTACTCGTCGCGCCCGTCCACTTCCCGCTTGTAGGTGAACAGCACCACGTCCGCGTCCTGCTCCACGTTCCCGCTCTCGCGCAGGTCGCTCAACATCGGCTTGCGGTTGTGCTTCTCGGGCTCGCGGTTCAACTGCGCGAGTAGCAGGATGGGAATATCCAACCTCATGGCCAACAGCTTGAGTCGGCGGGTTATCAGCCCGATCACTTCGTCCCGCCGCATGGTCTTGGGCGCCTGGCATGTCACCAGCGTCAGGTAATCCACTACCACGCCGTTGAGCCCGTCGCGTTCCACCCACTGGATGATCTGTGTTTCGATGGCGTTCAGGTCTTGGGCGGCGCAGTTGAGCATGATCGGAACCGGCGTGCGGTCGTTGTCAGTCAGCAACTTGTACCGCCCGGCGATCTCGTGGCGCGGCATCTCCAGCGAGATGATCCCGACGCCCATGTTCCGCATCGCCGAGTACCGGGCTATGTGCAAAGCGAGGGCTGATTTGAACGTCCCCGGTCGGCCAGCGATCACCACGAGTTTCCCGCCGTCGATCGGCAGCAGTTCGTTCAACCTCGGGATTTGCGTCACGAGCTTGGCGGGTTTCTCGGTCCGCTCGTCGAAGTCCGCCAGCGCGTCCAGCATGTTCGCTGAGCCTTCCACCACCGGGTCCGCCAGTCGTTCCTGCACGTTTGCCAGCACCCCTCGCGGATCGGCGCCCTCGTCGATGGCGTCCAATGCGCCCCGCAGTTCCGCCTTCGCCCGTCGGTGGTATGCGTCGCGCCGGATCACCGCCGCCGCACTCGCCGCACCCACCGGGGAATGAACGTCCTGCGTCAACCCGCCCACGGTGGTCAGCGGCAGGCCAGCGCGGTCCGATACGCTCACCACGTCCACCGCCACACCTTCCCTGAGCATGTCGGCCACGGTCGTCACCACCTTGCGAGCAAGCCCGTTCTCGATGTCCTCCGGGGGAACCTGGTCGCGCCAGTACAGGCTCGGGTCCATGAGGATCGCCCCGGCGTATTGGGTTTCGATGTCGGTCATAGCTTGGGATACCTCGGTTGCGGGAACTGAGCGACTTTCGACTTCGCGCTGTCCTGCTCGCGGGCAAGCCAGCCGTTGACGAATTTCAGAACCCCGTTTTTGGTTTTCCGGCGTGTCGGGTTGCTCAGACACCAGCCCCGCATGTTTCGAAGCTCTTGCTCGACGTCGATGGCCGGGTAAAGCTCCGTCCACTCGCCCACCTGGGCTTTCGTGATCGGATAGGCGGATTTGTCGTTCAGGGGAATCTCGATCAGGATCGGGGAGTCGTCGCCCTTCGGCGCGGAGACGCGTGGCGGCTCCGGGCTATCATTGGGTTGGGTAGGGTTGGGTAGGGTCTTTTCTTGTTTCGAACTGGTTTGCAAAAGGGTTTCGAAAGCCTTTGACCAATGCTTTCCATAGCGTTTCATGGAATCGCATAAACCCTTGTGTATCTTGGCTTTTTTCGGGATGGTGTGGAATTCCTTCTCCCTCGCGCTGGCGACGTTCGGGTTGGAAACAGGGTTCCACTGCATGAACTTCGGAATCAGGAAGAAATTGGTGGTTTCGCACCGCTCTCCGAAACCAGCAGCAAACAGTTCCTGAAACCCTTTCGAAACCCTTTCAGGCGTCCATCCGAGGTCTGCCATGACGTAGCCGTCAGGGAGTCGGTAACACCCTATCCCGTTCGAGTGCGGGCCAGTCAGGCAGTACAGGGCGAGGAGTTTTCCGTCGTCGGTCAGTGCTTGGATGTCTGGATGTGACCAAAACGACGTTTGAACCTGGCCGTACTCTCTCATCGCAGGCCCCTATCCCGTTCCATTTCCGCCACCCTGGCCGCCGACCGCTGGAGGATCAGCCGCGTCATGTCGCGACAGTGCCGGTGGCGCTCCTTGCGGGTTGTGGCTGAGCACATCAGGCGGTAGTGCAGGTCTATGGCCCGTTCTCGGGCTTCGTCGGGGTTGGTCATTGTGATAACCCTAAACGTTGTGCCTTTGCTTCGCCCTTCGTCCCTAGCGCGTAGTAGTACAGATGTTTCCCTTTGTCGAAGTGCGGCTTGATTGACTTATCGGGGAACCGTTCTTGCAACAAACGCGGAGATCGCGTCCCCCACAGGGAATTGCAGGTGCGTCCGGGATAGAACGTGTTCCCAATCAACACCCCGTCCATGCGACGTTCGCGGAAACCGGCATACTTCCAATTACTTGCCTTATAGACTGTCCCTTCGTGGCCGTGTGTCATGTCGGCAAATGACACCACAAGATCAGTTCCGCGCTTTTTCAATTCCCGCAACGAACGCGAAATCAGAAACGTCAAGGGGACTTGCGATTCACCCCTTACCAGTCGGCTCAATTCGATGACTGGTTCTGCCCATCTGGTCGGAGGAATCGAAAAATACGCAGCGGCCACCATCGGTCCATCGCCGCCAAACAAACCGCCGTCTAGGTGCAAACTGCAAACCAATTGGACGTTCGACGGTATGCGGCGGGAATAGTGATATGCCATCACCATGTCGTCCGCTTCGTCCCGTCGTCCGGTACGAAAATGGAGCGCGGAGGCCGGTATCGCACCGCCATTTCCCGGCTGGTCGCCGGGCGTGGTTCTACCTTCCACTATCCGCGCAGGTTCGGTCACTTGACGGCCCTCACCGGCTGGCCCATGCCCTCGATCCGCTTGGCAAGTCCGGTCAGGCTCTTGACGCTCTCGACGAACTGCCGTTGCAACTCGGATCGCTGGTCGTCGGGCGTGATCGGATCGGGGCGGCTGTACCCGGCAGCGTCGGCGAGGTAGTGCATCCCGGTGTGGACGCCGTGCTCGTGGCCGCGCCTGAGCAGCCACAGGATTTGATCGAGTGACAGCTTCTCGGCGCGGTCCTTGTTCAGGCAGTTCCGCAGCAACCGGCCCGCCTCGTCTGCTCCCTTGTCCGGCCACAACTCACAGCCGACACGCTTCCAGCCGCCCGTTGCCACAACCACGTCACTCAGCGCGTCCTCGCCGGTTTCGTGAAAGATTTCAACCTGTTGCGTCATCGTTACACCCCGTCACGAATTTGGTGTAAGGGTTCGGAAAGGCGTTCGAAGTACAAAAAAAGGGACGGGGCGAACCCCGTCCGAAGCTCATGGAGGAGGGTAGTTGCCAGCTTGCCCCGCTGGCAGGGGTAGGAGGTTCCGCGCAGCCACCGACCCCCGTGTTGATGGATGTAGGAGCGGGAGCCGCGTCCACGGGCGACTGCGCGGAAGTCGGTCATGCGGCCTTGCCCTTGTCAGACATGGTCGCAGCCCGCTCGGTGAAGAACCGATGCAGGCGGTGAATCTTGCGGACGCCGGGGTCCCTGTAGTCCCCGTTGACCAGTCGGTATAGCCACCGCTGGCTCACGCCGCACTCTCGTGCAATTGCGGAAAACGGCTCTTTGGTGCTCCGCAACTGCCGCAAAACTTCGTCTAGCACGTCCATACGCTGAATTTGGCACACTTGTGCAAATCGTGTCAAGCACGATCGTGCGCGATTTGCACCACCGGTCCGAGAGGGCTTGGGAGAATCAGCGCATGGACATCAACGAAACCATCCGCGACAACATCAGCCGCCTGATGAAGGCCCACGGCTGGAAACCGAAAGACCTGGCCAAGCACGCCGGGATTTCACCACGCCACGCGAACTACGTTCCAAAGGGCGGCCGGTCACCGGGCGTCGAAGTGCTGACGAAAATCGCCAACGCCTTCAGGGTCACGGTCTTTCAGCTTGTCACCCCAAATCTACCGGACGACGTGCTATTTTCACCGTCTGTCTACCGACTGCTGCGCAACTACGCCGACGCCTCCACTGAGGGCCGGGAGTTGATCGAAATGCAGGCTCAACGCGAGGCCGACATCCAGCGCGGCCGCGACGGTAAAGCGCCCCCTCTAATCCCCCGGCTCCCGCAGAACCACTAACCTCTACCCGCCCCGCCGTTCGTCGGCGCGTCTCGTCTCGGGAAAAATTTGCACAATCGTGCTTGACATGCTTTGCACACCTGTGCCATTCTCTCCCTCACACCGGGGCCACGCCCCACCGATGAAGCAACGGAGAGACGAGATGGCCACCACACCGAGATTTAAGGTCTACAACCCGTCGGGCGAGTACGTCGCCGCCGTGAAGCATCCGGAGGACGGGGCGGCCATCTGCGCCGCCTATGGGCCCGGCAGCCAGATCCGCGATGGGCATAAGCGCGTCGTCTACGAGGATGGCAAAGACGGCGATGCTGGCAACTCGTATGACGAAGCTGCCGCTGTAGTGCTGTCTCGGATCGCCTAGCCATGACCCCCATCGAAGCCCTGTACATCCTCGCTGTCACCGTCGCCGCGTGTGTCGCGGTGCTGGCGGGGTAGGAGACACGCCATGAAGATCACCATAGACCACAGCGCCATGACGCCCCTTGGGGCTCTGCTGCGGCTCATCAAGTCCCACGGAGACGACGTTGCCTGCGACGGACGCGGCGGCGTGATCGTGACGGGCTCTGGCAAGAAGCCGACCTCGGCCGAGATCATCGACTTCGACCCCCGCTTGGTTGAGTTCGCCCGCGCCATGAAGGGCGACGGCCCGGAGGCGGCGTGATGGCCAAGATCGAACTCGGCCGCGAGTACAAGACCCGAGGCGGCGGCAAGGCGGTGGTGTATCGGGATGATGGCGGGCTGACGGGCCGTGAGTTGATCGGGGCAGTATGGTGGGACGGTCATTGGCGGCATAACAGTTGGACTTCCGATGGCCGATGCAGTTTCGGGAGACAAGCATACGACCTCATCCTCCCCCGCACCGTCATGGTGCCGGTGGAGGTGCCGGAGTGGGCGAACTATGTCACTGACAGCGGCGATGGGTTTGGCCGCAGGATCGAGTTTTGGGAGGATCGCAATCCAACCGCCGCCCCAATCGACGACTGGATCGCCAGCCTCGGGGGTGAGAAGTGATGAACTACGTGACTATCGTGATCGCCTACCCGGAAACAGAAACGCCACAGTTCCGGGCGCACGTGAAACTAGGGGACATTGAACTCGGGGAGCACGAAATCGCTGCCGTGCATTTCGGAGACGCGCTTCGTGACTTGGAGGAAATCCACGAGGGTAAGCCGCTGGACTGTCCGGATGATCCGGCGATTTGCTCGGAATCCGGCGAGCCGTGCTGGTGCGCGGAAAATCGAGGTGCGCCATGAACCTCACCCTGTCCATCCCCTACGACCAGTTGACCATCCGTGGCCGCCACCTGCCCGCCGAGGTTGAGACTTCGGACAAGCCGCGTGTGCCGGAAGTGTACGAGATCGAGTCTGTGCTGTGGTTTGGCCGGCAACTCGTGGACATCATCGACTTGCCAACCCTGAACGAAATCGAGCGCCGCAAGCTGGACGAGATCAGGGCCGAGATCGAGCGAGCGAAGGAGGAAAGCGCAGCATGAAAATCACCGTACACCGAATCTCCACCCGCTATCAGCAGGTGCAGATCGAGCAGGCCCTCGACGTGACCGGCAAAGTCACCGTCACCACCGATTTGCTGGACTACCACCGGGCGCGTGAACTCGCTGAGGCGTTCCGGGCGGCGGCGGATGAACTGGAACTGAAATCGGAGCGTGTAGCATGAACGACCTTGCCAAAACCGAGCCACAGGCGCTCAAGACCACGAACGCCGTCACCCCGATGCAGTTGCTACAGGTGGCCATGGATCAGGGCGCCGACCTTGACCGGCTGGAGAAGCTGATGGACTTGCAGCAGCGATGGGAGGCGGGCGAGGCGAAGAAAGCCTACATCACCGCGATGGCGGATTTCCGCTCCCGCGCTCCCGAGATCGCCCGCACCCGAGACGCGCACAACTCCAAGTACGCCGGACTCGCCGAGACGCTACAGGCAATCAAGCCCCTGCTATCCGAGTGCGGATTGTCCCATTCGTGGAAGACAGAACAGCGCGAGAACACCATCACCGTGACCTGCTGCGTGACGCACACGGCAGGCCACACCGAATGCACCAGCCTGTCGGCGTCACCGGACACCAGCGGCTCAAAGAATAGCATTCAGGCCATCGGCTCAACGGTATCGTATCTCGAACGCTACACCCTGTATGCCGTGCTCGGGCTGGCGTCTCGGGACATGGACGACGACGGCGGCGGGGCGGAACCGCCCAAGACGATCAGCGAGAAGCAGGTTGCGGACCTCGAAGCCCTGATTACCGAGGTTGGCGCCAACCGGGCGCAGTTCCTCAAGTACCTCAAGGTGGCGAACCTGGCCGACCTGCCAGAGAGCGCCTACCCCACCGCCGTCAAGGCGCTCGAAGCGAAAAGGAGCAGGTCATGATCGTCCACGAACACGAGCAGGGTTCGCCCGAATGGTTCGCCGCCCGTAGAGGCATCCCTACAGCGAGCGAGTTCAGCAAGATTCTCACTTCGACCGGCAAGCCCTCCACATCGGCGCAGACGTACCTGTATACGCTGGTTGCGGAGCGGCTTGCCGGTCAGGAGGTCGATCCCTTCACGAACGAATGGATGGAGCGGGGCAAGGAACTGGAAGCCGAGGCCCGCGACCTGTTCGTGATGCTGACGGATCAGGATATCCCGACTGTCGGGTTCATCACCGACGACGCGCACACCATCGGCTGTTCCCCGGACGGATGGAATGGCGTTGGGTTGGAGATCAAGTGCCCGAAGGCGTCAACGCACGTGAAATACCTACTGTCCGGTGGGTGTCCTGCCGACTACGTGCCACAGGTGCAGGGTTCCATGTACGTCACCGGGGCGCCTGAATGGTGGTTCATGTCGTACTACCCCGGCCTCGATCCGCTGATCGTTCGAGTGCCGCGAGACGAGGACTGGATCGGCGCATTCGACAAGGAAATCGCCAAGTTTCAGAAAAAGCTGGCTGAGGCGCTGGCGAAATTGCAGACCGAGAGGCAAGCAGCATGACTGAGCACGACAACACCAACCGGGGCAGCATCTGGAAGAACGACCGCAAGGAGAAGCCGACGCACCCCGATTTCAAAGGCACCCTGAACGTGGACGGCGTGGAGTATTGGGTATCGGCGTGGAAGCGCAAGCCTGACGCCAACCCGAAAGCCCCGGCGTTGACGTTCAGCGTGCAGCCGAAGGAGCAGGGCACCCCGACGAGCCCGATACGAAGCACGGACCCCGAGCCGGAGTCCTTCGACGACGACATTCCTTTCTGACCATGGCCGACCGCTTTCACAATCGCCTGCTGAACGCCCTGTGGGACTACCTCGACGACATAGAAGCGGATAACGAATGGGAGCACCAGTTCGTAACCGACCTGATGGAACGCGACGAGAAGGGCCAGCACCAGTTGACCGGCAAGCAGTTCAACGTGCTTAACCGGATCGCCAACAAGTACCTGATGGGAGATTGAGATGACCGTGACAACCAGTGTTGCCACCCTTGGCGACAGCCGATTGGGACGGGGTAGAGCGCGACGTGGTGGAGCGTATTCGCTACCTCAAGATCATCGCGCAGGGGTTGGAGCCCTCGGACGATTCCGACCGCGTGGCCCGTCACCTGATACTGCCGAACATGCGGCTGCTGGCGCAGTTCTGCCAGAACATCGAGATCGGGCCGCAGATTCAGGAGCCAGACCATGACTGACGAACTGGCCCGCCTTGAGCGGGAGATTGCGGAGGAAACGGCGATCAGCGACATCGAGTGCCACTGCCTCACGGATGACGACGGCTGGTGGGACACTGCCGAGGAAGAAGGCGACCTGTTGAAAAAGTCCGTCCGCTACCTCGAACTGCGCGGCCTGCTGGAGCGACACCCCGAGAGGCCGGAACTTGTGAGATTCATTCAGACGGAGAACGACAATGGGTAAGTATCGCAAAAAGCCGGTAGTAATCGACGCAATGCAATGGTTCGCGCATGGCGATCACGACGCGGTGGAACCGTTTATGGCGAAGTATCGCGGGTATCCTGACACGTGCGAGCGCTGTCACCAAAGCGGACTCATTCACGGATGGGTCGATACGCTGGAGGGAGGGCATATTGTGTGCCCCGGCGACTGGATCATTACCGGCGTAGCAGGCGAACACTATCCATGCAAGCCAGATATCTTCGTAGCAACTTATGAGCCCGCGGAGAAAGCTGATGAGTCATGAATTGAAAGAAGGTGCCCGAGTGTCCTACATCGGAGCACGCGAGGATGAATGGAATCTGAGTATAGAGTACCACCAAGTGCAATCCATGGTCATTTCAATGCAGGTTGGAGATATGGCTATGGTGCCTTGGGTAAAGGTGACGTTTAAGGACGGCGACGTTGGTTTGTACAACGTTCGACACCTGCAAACCGTCATGCTGGAGAAAGCCGATGACCAATCACATTGACATCGTATTCGACGGCCCTCCCTCGGGCGAGGCTCCACGCTTCGTCGAGGTCGAGAACGCTGAGGGCAAGAGCATTCGTATCGGTGAGTGGATCGAGCGCAGCGACGGATTCTGGTGTCTGCGAATCCCCTGCCCCGTGCTGGACGTCATGACCGCCCATGTTGCGTGGACGAACACTGATCTGACCGAAGGTAGGGGAGCGATCATTCCGCACGTGATTTGTGAGGTCGAGGCGACCGCGCGTCGCCTCGGACGCAGACAGAACGTGCAGGGCGGCGACTGCGAGATTGCGCCGATCCTGCTCTATCGCTTGCCAACAGGCAATTCGTGGCCCTCGTCAGCCTGGTACGGTCCGATTCACCTGAAGCACCCGAGCCGTGAAGATGAAGCGGAACAGAAGCGTCTCGACAAACGAGCGGCAGCCTTGGAGAGGGCAAGATCGGCTGGTCTGTCGGATCAGGATCTCGCCATCTTGAGTGGAGAAAGCCGATGACCAGTGAAATGCCCGACCTCGACGCGCTCACCGACCTGCACAAGCAACTCACAGACGCGACCAAGGCACTAGAGCTTGCCATGGAACACGAGAGACAGGCGAGAAGTGACGCTTCTGCCTGTCGTAACCGACTAGATGCCGCACAGAAAGCGTTTGATGCGGCGATCAAGGCCATGCGAGACGCCGCGCCACGCGACAGTGAGTGGGCACGGAGCAGAACGAAGGGAGAAAGCCGATGAGTGACCTCAAGCCCTGCCCGTTCTGTGGCGGGAGGGATATTGATCCGAAAGGGCGGATGAGTAATGCACCGAATCACGATGGGTACACTTGCGGCCCGCGATGTATGAACTGCGGCGCATCCGCAGAATCCGCCGAAGCCTGGAACACCCGCCCAGCCTCGGTACCGGTGGAGGCGCTGCGCGTCCAGATCGACGAGTGGCGAGCGCAGGAGGCAATCGACCCTAACGAGATCGATTACTGCGCGGACTTGAACGCTCTGATTGACCACGAGATTGAATACGCCGAGAGGCGGGAGGGCGGTGATGGGAACCTGTAGTCATTTCTGGCAGGCTATTGATACAGCGCGCTCTCAATGCGCGAATTGCGGGGAGATAAGTTCTGTGCCTCCACCGTATAGCAGGAGGGGCGGCCAACCATGCCCACACTGCGCCGCCAAGGACGCCGAGATCGCCCGGCTGCGCGAGCGGGTGGAGAGGGCCGCAGATGCCTTGGAGCGGTGGATGTGCGATTCGTCCTACGACTCGTCCAAGGGCGTCAATGTCGTAACTGCTGCACAGCGCATCCTGCGCGGGGAGGGGGAGTGATGCCTATTTGGCGAGATATCGATCTCTCGTGTCGGCACTGTGGCAAGCCCCTGCAAGCCGCGTGGACTCAACACTACGGCGCAGTAGGAGTAATCGACGGTCTGCACCCAATCATGTACCGGCACCAAGACGGCACGACTGAATGCGTTATTAGGCGAAAGCCTGGGGCCTACGATGACTGGATTGGAAACCGCGCTCTGAAAGAGGCCGAGAACGCACTGCGCGGGGAGGGGGAGTGATGCTTTCGTGCTCTTGCGATTTTGGTCCGGGCGATTGCGACTGGTACTACGTGCATCCCCATGATTACGCAGTGTTGCAAACTAAGCGACGCCGGCGCTGTGCATCATGCCGAGAACTGATCAATGTTGGCGACACGATCACGGCATTCGAACGGTGGCGCGATGTGCGCGATGACGTTGAAGAATCCATATACGGCGATGACGGTCAGGTTCCGCTGGCGTCCATGTACCACTGCGAACGCTGTGCCGACCTGTACTTTTCGCTCTACGAGTTGGGGTTTGAATGTATATCGCCGAACGAGGACGTGAGAGAGTTGGTCAAGGAGTATGCGCGAGAGTACGGACCCCGCCGATGACCGCTGAGCCCCGGCGCGTGCAGTTGAAGCGGGAGAAAGGGTGGAGGATGCCCGAGAATACCGTGAAGGTGGACCGCTCTACGAAGTGGGGCAATCCGTTTGTACCCGGCGACTCTCATCCGCTTGTTCCTGGAAGTGTCGCGGACAAGCGTCATGCCGCCCGCCTGTTTGCCGCACACGCGCCGCTAAATGAAGTGCTTGTTGCGGAGGCCCGCGCTGAGTTGCGCGGCAAGAACCTCGCCTGCTGGTGCCCGCTGGATCAGCCGTGCCACGCAGACGTGCTGCTGGAGCTGGCGAACCGTGACCGCTGAGGATGCGCGAGAGTGAGAATTCTCGACCCCGAAGAAATCGTCAGGCTGACCGGGAAAAAGACCGCCCCGGCACAAGCCCGCGTGCTTCGGTATCTCGGGATCGACTTCCGCCGACGCCCGGATGGTGCCATTATCGTGGTCGATGCTGATTTGCCCGTCCGGCAGGAACCCCGATCCGAGTTCACGATCAACACCGATGCCGCCTAAATCCCGCAATCGTGACAACCTGGGCCTGCCCCGAAGGTGGCGGATCAGGTACGGCGCGTACTACTACCGCGTTCCCGAGGGTCAAGAGGCGCATTGGGACGGCAGACGGGAGTTCCGGTTGGGCCGGACGCTCTCAGAGGCGCACCGGGTCTACGCCGAGCGGATCAAGGGAGCGGGGACCGGGGACACGATTGGCGACCTGATAGACCGCTATCTGGTGGAAGTCACGCCGAGGAAAGCCCCCCGGACGCAGGCCGACGAGGTAGTGGTGTTCGAGCGGCTGAAAGCCATGATCGGCCAGAATCCAGCCGCCGGCGTGAAAACGCACCACTGCTACCAAGTCTACGACGCCCTGAAAAAGCGCGGCCTGACCACGGCGAACCGGCATATCGAGAGGTTGTCGCACCTGTTCACCATGGCGCTCGAATGGGGAGTCGTCACCGATCACCCGATGGTCGGGAAGTTCCGAAAGACCCGTCCAGCGCCCCTGAGACGCTATCTGAGCGACGATCAGTTGAACCTCGCCCTTACCACTGCCCCGCCCCTAATTCGCGCCTACGTGGCTCTCAAGCTGCTTACAGGGCTACGTATGAGCGACATGCTGAGATTGCGCGTCCGGGACTGGCAGGATGACGGATTGCACGTCACCCCCGGCAAGACGCTCAAGAGTTCCGGCAAGTCGCTGGTGTTCGAGCGCACCCCGGCACTGGAGGCGGCGATCAAGGCGGTACAGGCATTGGAAGGCCGCCCGCATATTACCGAATACTTATTTTGCACCCGTGACGGAAAGCCCTACCTGAAACCGGACGGCAGCATGAACGGCTTCCAGTCGATCTGGCAGCGGTGGCAAGCGAAGATCCCCGACAGGTTCAAGGAGCGGGATATCCGGGTGAAGGTTGGGTCTGATGCGGAGTCGGCGGAACTAGCCGCCAAGCTGTTGGGCCACACGAACACCGGCACGACGACGAAGTTCTACCGGGCGAAGCCTGAGAAAGTGAAACCAGCGAAATGAACGAGAAAATACCCCTGTTGGAAGAAAATGGTCGTGTAATTTTCACGATCCGCGTGGACGAGAGATCAGATCATTATCTCAACGTGTCCGTGTTCGAGTGTACCGCATGGAGTTGTGACGATCCCGGTGATGTGGTGGACGATGAACTGTACTTGGAAGCATACCTGAAATGGGACGCCTGCCATCACGTCTGGTTTGGCGAGAAAGGCCCGGACGATTTGCGCGACGGCTACATGCACCTGTGCGGCGTCCATAGTTGGCTATCGCACATCAATGTAATGGAGGCACTGTACCGCTTCGCCCAACGGGAGATTCCTCTGTTCGATGTCGATACCGAAGGTTGGCCTGAGCGAGTAAAACCGGCGCAAATTTCCCCCCACGGAAACCGGCAAGTCATTGATGATTAACGACAGCCCGAACCGGATTCTATGGGGGGATTTGGACCTAAGTGCATGTTTTCATTCGCTTGAACAACTGGCTTCGAACCAGGTGCTCTATTTTTTTGTGTCCCAATTGCCTTTCAAGATCATGACGTTAGGGGGTTGTGCGCTGCAACAGCCCCCCATAGATGGCAGTTCCCCCCATAGATGGAGCGAGTACCATTGACGCACGACAAGCCGAACGACGAGGAATATCTCGACATTCCGGCGTGGCTGATGCGCCAGAATCCGGGATCGTGGGAGTGCTCAGGCTGTGAGGGCAGCGGGGAGCGACAGGGTGAACCGTGCCCGTGGTGCGGCGGGGAAGGTGGTTTTCAAGCTGATAGTGAGGTAGACCGATGAGCGAATGGCAGCCGATATCGACAGCGCCGAGGGATGGGACGCCGATACTGGTATTCGGCGACCACAACCCTTTTCCTGACTGTCAAATCTCGATAGCTCGATGGGTCTGTGAGTATTGGCAGGCTGTGGATTGGTCTGTTGACGAGTATCCGGGGAGCGGGCCGGGTGATCCAACCCACTGGATGCCCCTACCCCCGCCGCCCTCAAGCCGGGGAGAACCCGAGGAGAAGTGATGAGCGCGTTAGAGTGCAATCGAGATGGCTGCGGCAACGCGATGTGCGACAGGTTCTCAATCGACTACGGTTATATCTGCGACGAGTGCTTCACGGAAATGGTGCTATCAGACTGCCACGGTGGATCGATCAGTACGTTCATGCAGACGACGCCGAACCGACGCTATCTCCGTGAGCGTCGAGCATTCTACAACGAGGTCTTTCCGTTATGCCGGGGCGATGAACAGCAGCAGACCCCCGACGAGGCGGGCTAGGCGGTTGCTCAGCGAGTGATATTCAGGCGCCTTATCCGGCACAGGTCGTCTACGTTCGCAACGTAGTCCGTCCAGCGTCCGGCGTGAGCGACCCTGAAATGGCAGTCGGCGCACAGGAGGATGAAGTTGGCCTCGGATGCCGCCTTTTCAGGTGCGACGGAGACAGGATGGATGTGGTGGATATGAATGGAGCCGGAATCCCCGCAGTACCGGCAGAAGTAGGTTTTGGCGGCCTTGTGCCGGTCCCGGTAGGCCCGCATGGACTTGGCGGTGTCGTAGGCGTCCCTGGCCCCTTGAGTGACGCCAGAGGGGTTTCTGGTCACAACCTCGGGGTTGCGCCAGATGAGGGCGGCGGCGTCGAGGAAGATCATCGGAGCGGCGTCAGGTATCGGCAGTGTTCGGCGATGTCGCCCGGATCAGCCAGCCTCGTGAATCCGTCGTAGCCGTTGCCCTCCCATATCCGCTGCACCCACGTCGAGCACACCGGCCCGCCCTTTCCGGGGAGATTCCGAAGCTGGCTCCACCAGACGCGGATCAGGGTGAGGTAGGAATAGTCGGGCTTGAGGTCTCGGGTCAGCAGCACGTCGCGGCGGATGCACTCGGAGCCCCGGACGGGAGACTGCCCCCACCACACAAGCCCGTCCTGCTGCTTTATCCACTGGCTCGCAGGCGTGATCTGGAATCCCCGGAACTCCCGCATCTCGGCCACCATGGCCGCCTCGTCCAGCCAGACCACGAGCGCAACGTGGTTGTACGACTCCCCCGTCAGCGCCCGGATCGCGCCAGAGACGAACCCCCGGCGCTTGACGAGGAAGGCGTCGCCGTCCTGGATCAAATGCCGGATGGTTTCGTAGGTGTTGGGGGCGAAGTCTCCCGGAGGGTGCATCAGAACAACTCGCTGAGCCCGACTGTATCGTCATCCGAGGTCGAGCGATTGTCCTGACTGCCGTTGTCGAAGATCGGGCGCGTCTGCGCCAAATCGGTGGCCCATTCCAGCACTGGCGTATGCGTACCGGAACCACCGGAACCCTGATTGCCGTCGCCCACCTGCACCACGACAGTCTGATCCCCCACGGTATGCCCCGCTGAGCCCCCGCCAGAGCCGCCGTGACCGCCAGCACCGGCAATCTCGGCCCCGCCTGTACCTTCCCCGCCACGGCCCGCTGAACCGCCCCTGACGCCGCCTGATGTACGCTGCCCGTTGATCCTGATACTGGTCCCGGTCGAAGCCTGCCGGGTCCGGGTGCGCTCCGTCTGGTACACCGCGAGCCCGAGGTTGAACCAGCGGTCAATCATGCGCTCGCGCTCGTCAGCCTGCCGGTCAAGGACCGCCGTGGCATAGGCAGCATGGGCCTCGCGGCGCTCCTCACGGACCTGCAATTGCGCGTTGTAGGTCGCAATCATCATGCCGCAGTAGGACAGGTCGGTCCCGGAAAGACTGGTGCCGTCCGTACACACGGCGGGCGGCTGGACAATCGGATTTCGGGCGTCGTACTCCCGGTCGGCGGCGGTCGCCAGAATCATCAGGTCTTGCGCCGACTTGGACCGCCAGTATTCCTTCGACACCTTGGTGCCGTCCGGCATCGTGACCATGCACCCGCCGAGGAAGGCGACGACGAGCACCAGAACGATGGAATGGTGGAAAAGTCGCATGGTGATGATCATGGCAGTATCCTCAAGTCTCCGACCTTCCATCGGCGGTAAATGGCCGCCAGCGCCGTCACGAACGCCCCTGCGGCAGCGCCGAAGGTGTCCCACTCTCCGGTCGTCATCGCACCCGGAAGCAACTCCCAGGCGGCGTAGAAGGCCGCCACGGCACCGCCCATGCCGGACCAGACCGTTCCTGACTCAAGGGCGTTCTTGGCGTCCTTCACGACCTTGCCTTGTGCTTCCAGCGCCTCGATTTGCGCCCGTTTCGCGGCCTCTCGGGTGATGGGCGCCAGCTTCTCAACGGTGTCGTCCATCCGCGCCGTGGCGGCGCTCAGACGGGAGTACACGTCGTTCTCCATCTGCTCAATACGGGCTTCAAGATCATTCACGGTGCTTGCCCTCACGGATTGCTTTGACGATACGGGGTCCACGCGTCTTGACCTGTCGATACCACCGAGAATCCACGGCGGCATCAGCAGCGGCGTTCCAGTCCCCACGGTTGGCCGCAGCGATCATCGTCCTGAATTGCGCGAACCCCTCGACGCCGAGGTTGTAGGCCATGTTGATGAACGCATTCCGACGCGCATCATTGGCGAAGTGCCAGAACGGATACTTCTCCAGCGCCTCGACACAGGGCACCAGTTCGTCCAGCAGCATGAACCTGGCCACCCGCTCGGATATCCCCGCGTCGAGGTTGCAGCCGTAGCCGATGGTCAGGTGGCCGGTGGTGTCCTCATAGGGCAGAAGCCGTAGCCCCTCGTCTAGCGCCAGTTCGTTGATGAGACGGTCGAGGTTCACGCCCCACCCTTCTGCGACCATTGTTCCTCGGTGTCGCAGACCGTCTTGACGCCCGGAATCACGGTGCCGGGTTCAGCGGCATGAGCGGACATGAAAAAGGCCGCAAGCGCGGCCCCGATGATCGATTTCATCTTCGCCCCCTATCGTCGGCATGATGCAAGGTCGAGGGCGCAGTCCAACTTGTCCTCGATGCGGGTGAGCCGAGCGTCTATCCGGGCTTCGATCTCCCGGCCTTCGCGCTTGGTCTGGAAGGTCTCGGCGGTGTGCAGCGATAACCGATGCACTGTGTTCGAGGTACTGCTCTGTTCCGCCCGCAGGGAGACGATCTCTTTGTCGTGCTGATCTACCTGCTGTTTCAAACTCCCGAAGAAAAGTGATACCGCAGCCGTCGCAGTCAGGGCGGACACCGCCATGCCCCCGAGCCATGCCCCCCACGATTGCAGCCGCGCCCTACCTGTTGCCGTCATACGACCCCCAATAAAAAAGCCCGCCGAAGCGGGCTCGTTCGTCGTCGCTTGGTCAATGTCGATAACCCCGTCGATGCTGGAACTCGTGCCCCAACAGCCATGCGGGCTCGTAATCAAGCCCCGCCCGCTGCAACGCCACGCCGAGATAGTGAACCTCGGCATGACTGAACCCCGTCGCCTCGGTGTGTATCTCGCCCTTGCGCTCACACGCTCCCCGGCACGGCCCCACCGAGTACGCATGCACCACTACCTGATAGCGTTCGACCGAGAAATCACCGGGCAGGTAGATCGTCTTGCCCATGGTGAACGCCAGCAGCTTGCCGCTCTCGGCATAGCGGCGTATCTGCTCCGGCGGAAGCGTCACCACGTCCACGGTCATCGTCGTCACCTGAGTCTTCTGCACCGGGACGGACGCGCCGCAACCCCATAAAAAAACCGCCCCGAGGGCGGCTGTCAGGAGTCGCACAGTTACTCAGGATCGGGAAACCACCCGTCCGCCTCCATTTCCTCACGCGTTCTGAGATTGCCTTTCAGTCCGTCGGGCAAGAGGTCAGTCACTCGCGCGCGCCCGCCCTTGCGTCCGTCCAATCCGGCCTTCGCCTTGCTTCTGTCCGACGCACTCACCGGCAGGTCACGGGTAAACGCCGCCGTGTCGGCTTCCGCGTGAACAGGGCAGTCCGCGTCTCCGAGATCAAGCGCAACCCGTCCATCGGGATGCGTGATCCAGCCGCACAGGTACAGGGTGACATCAGCGGGATCGCGCACGTGGTCGGGACGCGACAGGCGATACAGGGCGCGGCTCCATGCCTTCGCGTAGTCTGTGCTGTTTTGGGTGAGGATGAGGTACATCAGTACACCGACCAGTAATCGTTCATGTGGCCTTCGATCCCCGCGTTGTTCGCGGATTGGTTGCTCTCGTAGACCACCAATTCCTGTAGCCACATATCCATGTAATTGATTGACGCGTTGTTGTTGATGGAGAGAATTCGTGAACTCTGGTTCGTCAGCGTCCCAGACGCATCTGCCGCGCCGTTCTTGCGGAACGCGGACGACGCACCATCAACCACACCGTTTACGAGATACCGAGTGTTCTCTGCAAGGTCAATTGCAAAGTTCTGTGTTGAAACCAACAAATCTGAGGATGTTCCGCCGAACCACAATATACGCTTCTCTATCCCCGACTCAATTAGATACGCTCTTGCACTGTTCATCGAACTGTTCGGGCCAGTCGTCAGCACGGCGAAAACGTGCCATGGAACCGCGGCAGGCGCGTCTGCGTTAACACTTCTAAAGCCCTTCTTAGATAACAACGATATTGCCACCAGTCCGCCTTGCGTATCCACGGCCCCACTATCGACAATACGGGGCTGTAGAGCAGCCGTCGTTTGTGTGTGGTTCACGTACGTCCCGGCGCCGCTTTGTTCATACACGGTCGTCACGAAGCCATCACCAGCGCCGCAATGCGCCAATAGTGCCGCCGTATCGAGATCACCGTTCTCGTCGGGATCAATGTCCGCCTCGGCGTCGTCCGATGAACGCCGCACCCGGATCAACGCACCCTCGTACTCCGTACGCAGGAGGCGAAGCGAGTACGCAGCAGCAGCGCCGGTGTAGGTGTCCAGAAGCGGGGGGTCGGCGGCTGCCGAGGCGGCGGCGCCGAAGGGAATAACGCTCGGCAGGCGACCCGCCAATCGGCTTGAAAGGCGACTCTTAAGCATCAGTCCTTCTTCTTGATCTTCATGAAGATGTTGTACGACGAATCGGCATCGCCACCATCAGTCGTGATCACGATGTCACCCGTACCGCCGGCGGACCCCGGATCGACCAGGCCCCCGATTTCCGCGAAGGAATACCCGTTCGCGCCCGGCACGAGGTACACCGCTTCATCATCGGCGGTGTGATCGAACAGCACCTTCACCGCGTTGAAGCCCTTCACCGACCCGACAACCTCGTAGATCGCCAGCTTGGAAGGCTCGGCACCGTTCGGGCCGGTCTTGGCGGACTTGTCCACCTTGATCGCCGCAGTCTCTCCGGTGCCATCAACAGATTCGTTGGTACAGTTGATGTAGAGCCACTTCGGGGACTCGTAGACGGTGGTGATTTGGGTTACGTCTGCTGCCATGTTTCAGTACCTATTGCGGAATTGCCTGCATCATTTCGGTTGCCTGATCCGGCGTGAACATACCTCCAGCCGCATCAAGAGCCCGTTCCATCATGGGTTGCGCGAGATCGGGCGTGTCGATGTATTCGTCGTCGATGGTGGTCATGTAGATGATTCCCGCCATCTGCGCCGCCTTCTTCTGCGAATCCCTCAAGGTGGACGCCTTGATCATGTCGTCGAGCAACTGCGGTTCGAGAATCACCCGCGCCAGAATCCTTTGCGCCGTGTTCTCGTTGAACTCGCGCATCTTGTTGACGGCATACCCCGTATGACTCAACGGCCCGACATACGCCCTCCAGCCAAGCCGCAGGGTGTCCATGAGCGCACTCGCAGTTCCCGAGAAGTTTGCCCCGACGCCGGTTCGCTGCGTCATCTTGGCGTATTCGCGCAAGACGACGAGGTTCTTGAAGTAGTCCTGGCCGAACAGTGATTTGATTGCCCCGGCGTTCTTGTCGAGGTACTTCACGAAGGAGTTGTACTTCAGGTTCGTCCCCTGAGTCGTTTCCGAGAACAGGGCGTTCTTTACGTCCTTCGCGGCCAGTGCCTTGAACTGGTTCAGCAGGGCGCGGTTCCCTGAAAGAATGTCCTTCACCTTCTCGATCTGCCCGACCTTGGAATCCCCCCAAACCTGGCGGAACAGGTTGTGATAGGTTACATCGTTCCCCATCGACTCCTTCGCCAGCTTGTATTCGAAGGTGCTCATGATCTGGCCCTTGATGCGCTCATTGCGCTTCTCAAGGATCGCAATCGTGCCGGCGAGATTCCGGCTCGCACTCACCGTCTTCCACTCTGAATTGGTGAAAAACGGGCGCAGGACTTCCTCGTATTCATCCATGAATTGTTGGTGCTTGCCGGGGATGGGCTTGCCCTCTGAGAACACCTGTCGGCGGTACTCGGCCATCATCTCCCGGCGAACCGCCTGCATCGCCAGTTCCCCTTCCGGAACGTCACTTAGAACGGACGCCACCCTTCCAGCGACTTCATGGTTTCCGGGAGAGAACACCTGACGAAACACGTCGGCGTCTTTGACGTACCACAATCCGCCCTTCGTCTCGGCCAGAAGTTCCCCCACAACGTCGTTGTCGAAGGTGCTTCGTCCGGTCTTGTACCACTCGTCCACCTGCTTCATGTGGGCGATCAGGGCGTCACTACCAGACTCCCTCAGGGCGTTGTCGTAATCCTCCTTGAGCGTGCCGAGAAGCCGCTTCATGGTCGCCACGTCGTTGGGAGACTCACCAAGCTGGTTCTCGGCCAGCCGAATCCGCTTCTTCAGGAATGAAGTAGCCTTGCGGTACTGGTTGAACGTCAGCGGCTCACCCGAGAAAAGCGGGTTCATCTCGTCCGCCGTCGAGATCACCTTTCGTTCTGCCTGAGACAAGTTCGGAAACAGCCTCTCGATATCCCCGATCTCCGTGTCAAGATTCTTGGCCAGCGTGGACGTGTTTCGCAGGGGAACGGTCAGCGAACCAATGTCGATGCCGTTCTCCGTCGCAAATTCCTGCAATTCCTGGTTGTAGGCACGATCAGCCTGACTCTCGAACTGTTCCTTCGCCGCGATGAGTCCCGCCCGGACTTCCTGCCCGCTTCGGATGAGGGAAGTTCTCGGCATGGTGGATTCGAGTTGCTGAGCGGCCCCTGCGGCCCTGTCAAGCTCGCCCTGAGCCTGATCGAGCCGAGGCTTTACCCTGCTCTCCGCTTCCTGAGAAAGCCCCCTGCCGAACTCATAGGCGCTGTCAGGCGTATCCCCGAAAGGCTCGTTGATCGCATCCAGATACTCTCCAGCCGCCTGCCGGTTCTGGATGTCCCGTTCCCGGAATCGGGCCCCGAACTCAGACGCCCCGGACTTTCGTTCCATTTCCTCGATCCGAAGCAGGGTTTCGTCACCGGACTGCTTGCCAAGGGGCGGGGTTGCGTCAGATTGGGCCTTGCTCTGGATTTCGGCGATGATGTCCTCGACTTCCTTGGGGCGCATGTTCACGGCGTCCACGGCTTCTTGAGGGATATAACGCCCCTTCATGAAGTTCATCGTGCCCTTCGTGAGTTTCAGCACGAGGTCGCCCAACTTCCCGCCGACGTAGGCCAGTCCAGAATTGACCAGCGCCGCCTTGACGATATCGGCGTCCGTCATGTTCCGGTTCGTGCCAGCGGCTTTGCCCATGTAGAGCCGCGCCAGTTCCGACACGTATGCAGCAGCGACACCGCCGCCAATAACCCCCTTCGGCCCGAGAGGAAGCCCCGCGAGCCCGCCGACAACCTCGGTCGCAATCTGTCCGATAGTGGCGGCGTGTTCCTTCAGGTCGGCCATGTCCGGCCCGTACTTCGTCGCCAGCGTCCAGCGGTTCGACTCGGGATCGAGCCACAACAGGCCATGCTCCGAAGGCTTGACGGGAACCGGCTTGCCAAAGTGATCCTCAAGGGCTACTTCCATTGCCACGGCCTTGTCCTTGTCGGTGTAGCCAAGTCCCGACTCGAACAGCCCTGCGGGAGCGGGCTTGTCAGTGACAATGCCACTCTCGGCCAGCATGGATCGCTTGTCGTCGGGCTTCTCCGCGCTCGGCTCCATCCTGACCCCAAGCGCCTGAGTGAGAGCTCCACCAGCGCCAGCCACAGACGGCGGCGCACCAAGTCCAGAAAGCACATCCGTCGCCTCTGCCCCAACATCACGCTGCGGTGGTTGCAGAAGCGTCGGGGCATCGTAGGGAATGGGCGACTTGTCCGCCCCCTGATCCCCCACGATCCGGCGCATCGCGGACGTGATCTCCCAATCGGGCGTACCCTCGGGGAACTCGACAATCTCCCCGGTGGTGCCGATCTCTACTTCGATCATTCCAGCGTACCCGTGGCGGGGTTATAGCGGCGGCGCTTCTGGTCGGTCACAACCTCATCCATCGTCGGCTTGGATTCGCTCAGTGATTCAAAGTCCCCGAACTGCCCCTCATACTTGCCACCAGACAGGGCGCGGAAGCGATCGTTGTAGACGTTGATCGTCTCGTTGATCGCGCGCCGAATGTTCCGGTTGAGCGCAACGGGCGTCGATGCGGAAATGATGTTGATGGCGAATTTCACGTCCTGATCGCTGAGCCCCCGTCCCTCCTGCCCGTGACGGCCAGCCATGTATGCGTAAGCCAAGTCGTAGATAAGGGAGCGAAGTTCTGAATTGTCAGCCGCCACGCTCCCGAACAATCCGCTATTTTCCTCGATGAACTGCGACTTCGGGGTTTCCGGCGCCACCATGCCGATCATGCGATTGGCATTGTCAACCAGTGTGTACCCAAGATTCACCGCTTCACCGGCCCACCCGACAGATTCCGGTGTCTGGTTGGCGACCTCAAGAATGTTATTGCCCGTGCGAATCAAAGAATTGACCTGTACGAACTGGTCGGCAAGTTCCTTCGCCGTCCCACCGCCGAGATACTGCGCCACCTGATCCGGGGCTTCTCCAACGGGCATGACCTCACCACCTTGAGCCTCAATTCCGCGAATCTCGGCGTCAGTCAGGCGCCCGAACTTCACCTTGTCGGAACCGGGGCTCTTGTAGGCCGCCCACACGTACTTATCAGTCCCCTCCCCGAAATCCCCGCTCGACGGCGTGTTCCTGAGAATCGCTCCGGGATCGGCCACAAGGCGTTCGTACTCAGGCGAACCCACTGTCGTCTGCACGATCTGCCGACCTACCTGAAACGTCGCAATCTCTGGAGCCTTCGCCTCTCCCGGCTTCGGGATCAGCGATGCGCCCTTCAAATCCACGCCGTATTGCGTCGCCAGCCGATGAACCTTCATGCCGTAGTCCGGATCATCCGGGGGAATGGCCGCGAACTCCTGCTGAAACGCCGACTGGTTCTCCTCGGCCTTCTGAGTGTCGCGCTGCTTCGTGACGTACTGCTGCCACTTCATCTTCATTTCGGCAAGGCGCATCTCGTTTTCCTGCGCGAATGCCTCCTTCTGGAAGCGGCGGTCCTGCGCCCCCCGGAAGGCAGGCAGGAACGAGTCAATCGGGGCCGGGCCGGGATTGGCCGCCTGATTGAGTAGGTACGGATTGACTGGCATCAGAAATACGTATTGCTTCTGAATGAGAAGGACGAGGGCGAACCCACCGAACCGCCGTAGAACACCTGACCGTTATCAGGATTCGTCCACGGCACCGTTCCGCCAGAATCACCCATGAACATCGGCAGGAACGTTCCGGCAAGATCACCGGCAATGTCAAGGAGCGAACTCGTGTTCTGCTGCGAAGCCCGCTGGTTGGCGAGCATCTGCGTCAGGTTGATGTTGGCGATCTCACTCGCCCGGTCGATGGCCAGGTTCCCCATGTTTGAACCGAACTGGTTGGCGAGATTGGCCGAGTTGATCCCGGTTCCCATCTCGTTGCCGGCGATCTGCCCGTAGGCGTTCATGTAGTCCGCAGCATTCCCCGCCCCGACGTTCATGGCGTTGTTCGCAATCTGCCCCTGCGCGTTGAAGCCCATCTGAACGGGAATCATGGAAGCGTTGAAGCCAGACAGAGCATTGCCGATCTCGGCATTCCTGAAATCGGCCCCCAATACCATCGTCCGTTTGGAAAGCTCGTCGAGGTAGTTCCCCGACAGCAAACCGGATTTCGCCGAAGCCGAATTGGTGACAGCCTCCACCATCTGCCCCTTCAGGGCTTCCCACATCTTCGTGCCGTAAATGGCATCGGGATCGAACACCAGCTCCTTGGCGTAGTCCATGAACTGCCGGGCGTCGGCCTGGTAGTCCTTGCCGAACTCAATGACAGGCTGAAGGGCGTTCGTGGCTACATCGAACCACTTCTCCCGCTCGGCAATGGACAGACCAAGCCCTTTCAGGATTTCATCGGCAGCCTCGGCATTTCCTCCCTCAAGGAAATCCAACGCCTCGAAATAGCCCTGATCGAGATACTGCCCCGCCTCGTCATATCCCTGGTTGATACCGGGAATGAGGCTTTGGGAATCGACAGGCTCCGAGCCAAGCCCGAAGAAATTCAGAATGTCGTCTGCTGCGCTCATGTGATGCTCGCTACGTGCTTGACGAATCGCTCCAGCCAGTTCAAAAGCAACTCCCAGTCCTTCTTCGTCATGATGACGTTGCCGTTCTCATCCACCCTCATCGGGGGAACCGGCGGCGGCTCAAAGGGGTCCGTGGCCATCAGGAAACGAACGCCCCGTAAAACCGTCGTCTGACAGGATCGGATATCGACAGTTCAAACACCCAATCCTTCGCCATCCCCATCAACGGGAAATCAAGGCCGGTCTTGTACTTGTCCGTGTACGTTCCCGTCAGGGACTTGTAGCGGGTGTTCTTCCACGTGTATCCGCCGTTCTTTGAGTGCCGCATGTGAATCTGCGGGTCTGAACAGTCATCGTTCTCCACACCCACCGCCGCCCCGACCGACAGGCGATTCAGGCTGAAACTCTCCATCTTGTCGTGAAGGACCGGACTCCTTCTCAGCGAAATCATCGTCTCGCCGTCAAAGGTGAACGTGTCGTCATCGAGTTCGTACAACCAGCCCGTTCCATCCCCGATGAGGTTCTTCCCCGCAAAGTAGGTGTGATACGTCATCGGATGCTTGCCAAAATCACCCACGGAAGGCTGGTAGATGCCGATCTCGCTCCATACCCCCGTCGCAATCGAATACAGGAACGTCCGCCCGAATCCGTGATCCGCCTCGGGGAAGGTCAGCACATACCATTCGTGGCCGTGGAAGTGAATGCCAAACGCATAGGCATCTTCGTAGTCATACTTCGTCCATTCTTTCTCCCACGCCCGAACGCTCACCCGTTCAACGGAAGGCCCGTTCAGGCGACCGACGAAGATTCCTCCATTGGCGTCCTGCGATAGAAAATAGGACGTGTTTCCTACCACCGCCCACGAATCCCGCGCAGCAACGCCGTAGATCAAACGTGAGGAACGAATCGCCTCAAACGGCATCGTGGCCGCCCCGGAGTTGTAATACGCCTGGATCGTCTTTGAGCCACCGAGAAACAGTTCACGGTCGGCATTCAAGGACACTACTTCATCAGACTTGAACTCAGCCGTCGCGGTCCTTGTGGCGCTCCAGTTCCGCCCATCAAAGGAATCCGAAACCCAAATGCTCCCCGTGCCCGGCTTGTTCACCACGAAGAACGAATCCATGTGTGTCACCTGGTCGGCCTTCGTCGCCGTGAAGACTGGATCGGTGATCTTCGTAAAGGATGATCCGTCGTAGACATATCCATCCTTGCCGTCCACCAGCATCACCTGAGACCCATTCTCATCGACCGACACCGGCCCGGTTCCCGTTGCAATAGCTCCGATAGATGTGGCACCTCCTCCACCGGACAGACTGTGAACGGTGTTTCCAGACACGACGACCAGGCTATTCTTGAACTCTACTCCACCGCGTACCGGCCCATTCCCAACCTTCGTCCATTTCTTGTGCCCCGGAAACCCTTCCAGAACAGCCTTCGTGCGGTAGTTCGGGTCAACCTCAGCGAACAGGTTCACCGTTCTCTGAGTGGCAAACGGCATTGCCTCCGCAGGATACGATCCGCCTATGAACGGGAACTCGATCACTGCAAACTGCGCCCGATGAACCGGAAAAGCACCACGCAGCGCGTAAACGCCGCCTTGACCACCGCTGGATTCGTCCAGTCCGTCCCTGCTCCATCCACCGCCGCCTTGAGCTGCTGAAACGCTTGCCGGGCTTCCTGGATATTCTGCTGGCGTTCGTCATCCCACTGCCCCGGCCGCTCATCGACCACCAGTTCACCGGAATCGAAATCGTAGCGATACCGCGACAGACTAGACCCCTCGACGAACTTGTGGCCCTGGCGCTTGAGATCGGCGGATAGCGCATCCTTGCCGTCCTTCGTGGCGTGGAGGAAATACCCGGTGTTCTTGTCGAAAAATGCACCTCTCACGGATTGTCCCTCCGAAGGTCATCCCACCCCAACACGGCAACCGTCAGCTTCGGCGTTGTGCCCGTGTCCGAAAAGTCCGGCGTGATATCGACGGAACTGTTTTCGTCCACCAGTATCTGCACCGTCTCCTCGATCCGGTCCACGTCCGAACCATTGATGTCTATGCCCTGCTGGATGTAATCACCGGAACTGATCGAGGTATGGCGGAACCGCACCCAACAGTTACCCATGAAGTCATTGCTCTGCTCGATCAGCTCCGCCCAAAACGTGACAATACTCTCAGGCGGCGCGGTCACCGCATATTCGACATACACGTTATCCGACAGCGACGAACTTTCAACATCCGGCGCCAAACGTCTACCGCACACGCATATCCGGCCCTTCCACACCGTATCGGCAACGATGTTGGACGATGAATTGATCGGAATGCCGCCAAGATATCTCTTGGTGTCGTAGCCGCTCGGCATGGTCGGTGACGTGGCAGACCCTGAAATCAGCACATCCACATGGCCGGTGCTGCTGTTCTTTATAGCCCACGCATACAGAATCCCGTCTGTCGGCAGCGATCCACCAGACTCAAGCCCGCCAGCGTCATCACCAACTGCCCACGAGGCGTCAATCTTCTTCGTGATTTCGCTCGGCAGAACGATATCGTCCGAGAAGTCATCCGACTTCACCGCCCCTGCGGTAATGTTGATGTCGTGGTCCGTATCTCCGGCGTCGATCGACAACTCCAACCCGAAAGGCGTGTACGGGGCTTCTTCTGGCAGCGCCGCAATCGTGCGAACCATCAACCCGTCAAAGCGGACGGTGTACTGCGTGGCGTTGTCGTTGCCCACCAGAACGATCTCGGCATAACGCGCCGTCGCCGGAGGGGTCGCCCGAAAACCCTGCTTCAGAGTCCATGAGGTCGGCGTCAGACCCACGTTATCGTCGTATATCGTCGATGTGGATATCGACGCCTGGGCGCCGGTCAGCCAGTTCACCTGAATCTTCGGCTCTGCATTGGCATTCGACGCCTTGACGAAGAACGACAGGGCTAGGTTTTTCCCCGGAGATACCTCGAAGGGATCGGACGTGATGTAATCTGCCCCGTTCTGAGAGTTGGTGAAAAGGAAGCTCGCGGTGCCGTGGTAGGAATCCGACGTGTCGCGGGATATGACCGTGCCTGAATCCGTCTCCGTCCAGTTCTCGAACGGCTCGCTCGATCCCGCCGTCTCCGCAGACGCATTGGACAGCAGGTTTTCGGAAAGGTCAGTGCCTACCGCAGACCAGTCATCGCCCCAATTGGGGATCGTGTCGATTGTGACCTGATTACCGCTTTCTAACGACGTAACTAGCACATCATATAAACCTTCCGTGTAGACCGGAAACGGGACACGGCCGGCATCATTCAGCGTGACCGGATTCGTTAGCGTCGTCTGCTTGTCGGTGCCATCGTAGATGGGCTTATACGTCGTCGTTCCGGGGACGTAAAAATGCACCTTTCCACCAGAAGCGGGGCCGGTTCCAGTGGAATTTTGGAACTGCCAATCAGGAATGCCTTTCAGCCGCGCAGCCATTGTTCATCGGGCCTCATTTGAATGTCAGCACGTTCCTCGTCAAACCCCTTCGCCCTGCGATACGTCTGAGCGGCCATCGCGGATATCTGCGATACCCTGTCCCTTCCCGCGCCAAACTGCATCGCAAGGCGCATGGCAAGGTTCCAGTGAATCGCGTCGTACCACTCCTGCGGAAAGGAGAAATCGTTCGCCGCAGCGTCCATGTCGTCAAAGGGGAAACTGCATAGCAGCTTGATGTAGTCCTCCACAGACGAAGGCTCGCCGTAGATGCGGAACTTGGAATAGGTCAACTGTGGATCGAAATACCACTGAGTCGGACGCGAATCCGTCGTCTTGTTCGACAGGTTCCAGAACTGCTCGCGGGCGATCTGGTACATCTTCGTGTCGAACGCCCCGGTGTAGTCGTAATACACCGCCTGCTGCACCCTCAAGGGTCTTTGCGCCCTCGTGGTGTAGAAGTAGACGGCCTGATCCACCGCAACTGCTCCATCGAGTGCATCGTCCAGTGCAACCGTGTCCGAGTCCGTGACGCTTGCAACAGTCGTCGCGTGCAAAGTTCCGTCGTCCATCGCCACCAGGCAATAGTCACCCGCAGTAACGCCAGTCGTAGAATCAACATCCAACGACGTGTCCGTGTCCGCACCAGCAACCTTAACGGCGGTCGATACGAAGGACTCGGTGAAGTGCGTGTTGCCCAAGTCATATTCATGGGTGTCCTTCTGCAAGAACAGGTAGGCCGGACGAATCACCCACAAATGAAGTCCGTCTGCCTGCCAGCCCTTCACCATCCGGTTCAACTCGTTGGACGCAAAGGTGTTGATCTCGGATTCCGGCGTGTCCCACGGGTCTTCCACCCCTGCGGTAATCAACGCGTCTCGCAGAAGCTGGTCGCGGTTCTGCGCGAAGTCGAAGGAGCCTGAAACTGCCATTACGAGGGCCAGTGGGGTGAATTGGGTACGTCGATGGTTCCGGGATCAGGCGACGCCTCGATCTCGGCCAGAATCGTGTCTCGCGCGGCGGTGATGGCCTCCAACTGGTCAACGATCGCCTCCAACTGGTCCAGAAGCGTCGTCTCTCCGGTCCGGCCGCGCCCGGCTGCCTCCCTGCGTGTTTTCACCGCACCGATGGCGGTCTTGGTGATCAACTCCCCGACACGGGATGATTCGTCATATCCGCTGGCCACCGGAGCAACCGCTTCCATCCGCCGGCGGGTGCATTCGTCGAAGGCTTCCCGAGTCTTGCGGGTGCGCACCCACGCCTTGCTCGCCTCTATCAAAGCTTTCTCGGACGGAGACGACACACGATCGTCCCACTCCACCGCGTATCCCGTCCCGTCATCCTCCGGGATACCAATCAGCCCATTGGGCTGAACAGCGCGCACCGCCGCCGAGAATTCGTTCGGGTCCATGCCTGAAGGAATGCGGATTCTCATCAGTACCTCCAGTCGATCTTGATCGTGGCGAAAGACTCGATTTTTGTGGCGTCCCCACGAACGGGGGCATTGCCATCATCGTTGTCCATATTCTGAGCCCACAGTTCCAACTTCGATCCACCGCTGATGTCATACTTGCCACCGAAAAACGCCAGCGGATTCGACGGGTTTGTCGCGAACTGATCCGACGCATCATGGAGATATGACGAGTCTATTTTCGCCGTCGCCACGATATCGATGTTGCCGACCATCTTCAACGCTATATCCAGCGTGGCATCGATACTGGAAGGAATATCAAGCTGGTGATTCGTCGACGCATCCCACAATCCGCCACGATCGGTAATCTCCGTCCAACCTGTCACCTTGGCGCCGGCACCCTGGGCGATGTTCTGGTCGGCGGCAAGGCGAAGGTAGACGTAGTGCGAGTTTTTGTGATCGCGCACGTGCCACGCCCCATCCACCACGATCAGATGAACGAAGTCACCCTCAGCACAACCGATCCAGTGCGCGGCGTTGGAGTCGTTGGCGTGTTGACTGACAGTGACTATCGCGTCACCGCCAGAGATAGACAGGAAAATCTCGTTCCCGTCGGTCAGTCCCGACAACTCCGGAAGCGTGTGCGTCGCGGCGGTGTTCTTCGCGTAGTAGGCGTTTCCAACAGCAAGATTCGTTGCTGTGGTGATCTCGGTATAGGTCAGGCTTGCTTTGTCGTCTACGTACTTCTTGTTCGCTACCTGATAGTCCGTCGTCGGAGCAGACGATGGAGTGACAGGAAACGAGGAAAACGTCTTGACCCCTGCGACGGTCTGGTTCCCCGTCAGGGCGACATAGAGCGTGTCGAAATAGGTCTTGAGCGTGGCCTTGACATTCGCCCACGTGACTTTCTTCAGGACATTGGACGCCGCGCTGTCGATCAGCGGAACCGTGTCCGCATCAACCGGAGTCGCCTTTGCCGTCGCCCCGTGGATCGAACTGCCGACGTTCTCGGCGTCCGTTACATCAGCATCATCCTCGACATTCAGCGCAGTCCTGGCTTCGGCCTTCGTCGAAGCCCCGTCGAACACATCATGAACAACGGCATCAACCTCGTTCAGCCAGTCCGCCTCGATGACCGTGCTCTTGTCTATGAAGTTCGTCGATGACATTTAGAAACTCGGCTCCAAGGAGACGATGGAACAACCAGCCACGGCGTACCCAACGATTCCAGACCGCCCCGAACCACTACATACGGCGCCCCTTGACTGCCAGTTAAACGGTCGCGCATTCGCAACCGATACGTCATCGTGGCGCGTGCGAACCTGATCCTGCGGGTG